TATGTTTTTACCACCACTAGCGCCGTTCGGCGTAATAGTACCTGTTCTACCAGGTGTAAACACTTCAGGTCCACGCTCACCAACTAAGAATGGCTGATTACCTGTTGTGGTACCACCAAATTGTCTACCTTGATACTGCTGTTGTCTAATTGTTTGAACTTGAGCATATCCTTGAACTGCCATTAATGCCGCGATTGCTAGGTTGTATGGGAACGGATATTGTGATAATGCATTTGAAATACCCATTGCGGTGTTCATTAGTGCAACACCAATATCATATGCCTTCTTCATCTGAAATGCTTTTTTGTTATGCTGTGCTAACGCACCTAACGCACTTACTCCTGCGTCTTTTGTAAACTGAAGCATTTGTTCTTCGGTTAACTTATTTAAATTTAACTCAGCAAATTTGTTATCTTGGAACAACTGTAGTTGCTCGTCAAAGTTACCTTGCTGTATTGCGGCAATTTTAGTACCGTGCTCTTGTTCAAGTTTCTCTTTCAAAGCAAAGTATTCAGAATCTTTTAGCGCTTTGATGCCATTGAACTCGTCTAGTATTTCTAGTTTAGATTGATAATCATCATTTATAATTTCTGTTTCTGTGCGTAAACCTTCAATCATCGAAGTATAATCGTTGCCGATTTCTTCTTCTGTGCGAAGGGCTTTTACGGCTTCAATCTTTTCAATTAATGCAGTTGTTGAGTTCTTGGTTACATTAGTTTTTGCTCTAATGTAATCAAGTTCGCCATCACCATTAGCAACTAGTTCTTTTACAATTGCCAAATCCTTTTCAGCAAGTGCAATTTGTTTAATCAATGCTTCTTCGTGCGATTTACTTACACTTAGAATGCCTTCATCAATTGCTTTTTTCTCTCGATTCAGTCCATTGAGCCATTCTTGCTTAGTTGCTAATGCTTCTGTATTAGTTGTTGCTTTTTTGAGTGCTGCTGTCTTTTTACCAAGTGCTTCTTCAACACCGAATATTGCGTCTGTTAAAGCATGTGCAATTTCAACAACTGCTGTCATTCCTTCAACTAGGTAAGTAAGACCAGTTAATAAGCCTGTATCGCCTATTGCTACTAATAACAAGTCTGCTTGCACACCCATATTTTGTAATGCAACAGCAACATGGTCTGCGTTCTTCCCAGCATTACCACCGAATTCTTTGCTAAGTGATTTAAACAAAGTATCAGTGATTAGTTTAGCACCTTCAGCAGACTTACCAAATGCACTAATTTCTAAACGAGATAATCCAAGTTGTTCTTCTAGTATTCTGAACACTGGAACACCACGGTCTGCTAGTCTGTTGACATCTTCAAGACCTAATCCACCTGCTGTTGTACGGGCTAACATGTCTGCCATTGCAGTCATAGTACCTAACCCGTCTGTTGTGATAGCCGCAGTATCTGCGAATGTCATCATCAACTCGTTGGTAGGTTCAATACCTGCGGCTTTTAACTTAATAAATTCAGATGATAAATCAGATACAGTAAACTGTGTATTTTCTGATAATGTTAGTAGGTTATCAAATGCTTCGGCACCTTTTTTAGATGAACCTGATACTGAATCCAATGCAGTTTGCATTTGCTTGAAACTATAACTGGTCTGAATCATGGAATTACCAGCACCAAGTGCCGCTTTACCTAGATTCACCATAGCGTTTAACTTAACAGCACCTAAGTCCTTGTTAAGTTTGGTAATCGCTTTGGACGCACCTCTTACATCAGCATCAATTTTTAGCGTAGCGTCACTTCTTGGCATTTAAACTCTCCCTTTCAAGTTCGTTTACCTGCTTGAAGTAAGCGACCCATAATTTAATCTCGAACATTGACAATCCCATACCTTGGTGTAGTGTAAGACCCAGTTCCTTGCAAATTTGCATTAGAACAAATAAGTCAATGTTCGCTTTTAGTTTTTTACAATTTCCTCACTACTAACTTCGCCGTTGTTAATTGCACCTGCTACTTTAATAACAATTGTTGGGTCTGCTTCATTCATCAATGCAATTCTAACTGAATCTTTGAACAAGCGCTTACCTTCACCATCTCTTGCTTTAACAATAATAGTTTCAATTAATGCATCAACTGTTTTGCCTGCTGATTGTGCTTGCATTACCTTAGATTCGTCTTTAAACGAATAAGTTGGGTAGTAGTACACATCCAAATCCCACTCGCTGACATAAAACTTTTTCAAGTTGTTGTCAACTGATTCATTGAAATGTTTTGTTACTTTATCGATTACGCTCATTTAAACTTCCTCTGTATTTTACTAATTAACTGAGTTAACATGCCATTTGGTCTTTGCCCTGACCACCCGTTCTCTAAACGCTTTGCGTACGGAACTTTGTTAACTAATTTTGAATGTTTACCTTTGCCTGTTAGGCGCCAACTGCTTCGTGCTTTACCACTATCAATTGGTGTCAAAGGTTTTACTGACATATGTGCATAACCCATCATGCGTGATACCTTTCTATTAAGTGCCTTTTCTAGTTTGATTTTTAAACTAGGACTGGTCTTTATCCGACCTGTCACTTTAATAGGTGCTTTGCCTAGTGTAGGTGTGGGCTTATCTTTCGATAATCTATACCCGATTCCTGCAACTAGTCTTGCTATTAATGGTAATGGCATAATGAGTTACTAACGCTATTAAGGCGCTACGCTACGCCGATGGTTACATCGCCTGTACCTTGGAACGAAACACTCGCTTCAACCATACCTTCTAAAGTACTATTAATACTTAATCCAGTAATTAGAATGTTGCCTGACACTTTAGGGTCACCAGTACCTGCTGTTGATGGGTAGCCTATAAATGCTACCGAACCAGTGTTTACTGAGTCCAAAATGTTACCTGCTACAGTCGCACTATAGTAAATGTCTGCAGACCCTGACCATTCCTTTAAGCCTTGCTTAAAAGTTTTAGTGTCAGCCGTCATAACAGTATTTTCAATAGTATTGATTGTTAAGTCCATGCTCCAAGAACGAAGTTCTGCAACCGCGTCGCCTTCGATAGTTAAACTACCGTCTTGACCTGTATATGTTGCCATTAGTCTTTCTCCTTATTAATTGGCTTTTGCTTAACGGCTTTGAGTAAAATCTTGTCTGATTTAACCTTGTAACCTGCATTATTCCATGCTGTTACTTGATTTTCACCAACCTTGATTTCACGCTCACCGTTAGTTAAAGTTACTTTATTCATAACTCACCTCGTGTGTATGTATAATAAATTTCAGTAGTTATTTCTACTTTACCAAAGGGCTCAATGATATCAAAATCAACTGTAATATCACGCACTTGTGTCCATTTAGCATTACCATTTCTAGTTCTGTCTAAATCGATAACTTCTTCAATGCGCTCAATTATCTCGTTGCGTTGGGTATCAATATTTGCCCCATTAACCCATGCTATAAATGTAATTTCAAGCGACCCTTCTCTAGTGCCATTGATGCCACCTTGTGTTAGGTCTGCTCTAGTTTCATTTGCAGTTGCAATATAGATAGCAGGAAATTGTTGTCGACTTAAACTCTCAGGGTCGAACAAATCTCTTGTTACTAACCCAAATCGTGGGTCATCAGCATCTTTTAAAACACTGATTAAATCTTCAACAATTAATTCCCGTTTATTCATCTATCGTTCCAACTTTAAAAATACTTCAGGTGATTTTTCTGAGTCTGTAATAGCACCGCTACTATCAGCATCATATTCAATTCCATCGCGAAGAATTAAATTAAATTCTTCTTCATATCGGTCTTTATAAAAGTCCAACATTACTTGAAATCTATCACCATCAGTAGTAAACTGAGTTAACTTAGGTAAAATGTAATAACTTAGAACATGAAACACAGCAACGCGTGTGAACTGCGATTCCGTTAACAACGAAGCATTCATCTCTGTAGATGCGTTACCTCGATGTCTAGGGTACCATTCAATTCTAAGTCGTCTTAGAATATCGTTGCGTGTTTTAGCATGTTCGTTACTGAAACCTTGGATGCCATAATCGTTTAAATCAGGCATATATTCCAAGATATCGTTGTCTGTGCTCATGCTCATAACTTATACCTACTGTGGGATTAAACCGCGTCTAGAATCATTACACCACGACTTGCGTCGATAAGGCCAACACCAGCGTGTAGTGATGCTACTGCATCCCAACCTACTGCTTCAGCACGGCGTGCGATTTCTAAATCAACATTCTTCTGCATACCAATTCGCATTGCGTCTTGACCGAAAATTGCCATCTTAGGATTAGTAACGCCTGTGTTAGTTCCATCTACATAAGATGAAACGAAACAAGCAACGCCTGCTAAAGTACCGAAGTAACCTGAACGAAGTGCGGCACCCTGGAAGTTTTCACCACCAGCAAATGCTGTACTACCAATGTCACCCATTAGTGCTGCGTATGCATCAGTTGAAACTACACCAAACAATTGACCTGTTTCACCACCACCACGAATCGTAGCAACTGCGGCGAAGATTTCAGCCATGTCTAAATCACCTGAAGTGATTTCTTGTGCTGTTAAAGTACCAAGTACAGCGGCAACAGAAGCATCGAATTTCGAAGAAACTGAATTACCTAATGCACGACCAATTTCAGTTGGGTCGATGTTACCTAAATCACGAATCACTGAACGAGCCGCGTATAAATCAGCATTAACTGTGTTCTTAGTGTCTGTTGGGTTTGTAATACCAACATCACCTGTGATACCACTAGTGATAGTAGTAGCAGTAACTGAAGATAGTTCAGGTACTTGTAACACGCCGTTTGGTGCGTTTACTACTGGGATTAATTGACCACCTAGAAATAACGAACTTTCGTGTGCTGAGTAAATAGTTGCTGCCTTTGCTGGTACAAATAACGCATCTGTGTTGGTAGAACTAATATATGAATCTGCCATTTTTATTCTCCTTGAATAATATTATTAAATTAACCCGTTAGCCTTAGCATCTTTGTACTTTTGACGGTCTAAAGGGTTTGTCATGTCTAAGGTGTCCAAATCAACTACACCATGCGCATTATTACTAATCGCATTTGTTGTACCTGAACCTTTTGGACCTGCTTGAACAAAATGTGGGTTTGTT